ATAGTTTTCAATCCGGTTCTGGGCGGACTTGCGCTCATCAATCCACGACTTTGTACTAAACAGCAAAGCTGAGACATTGGGGTCTTTCGGGTTTTCCGAGATAAAGACCGTAGCGCCCATAAGCAAATCTGTATCATTCGTTGTCACGGCGGGGAACAGTTTACGCAGTGACACATCACCCATGGTGCGGTCCAGCTCACTCACATCATTAAACAGGTTATTGCTCTGGCCATCTTCAATCATCTGGCCAGAGTACTTGCCACCACCATCTTCTGTATCGCTCAGGCGCTCGGACTTATAGAGCACCAGATTTTTAGTTTCAATTGCCACTGTAAAGTTCCCCCACTTCAATAAAACGTAAAGTCACGTTGTAATAGTCATCCTCAGATACAGATGGAATTCCCTTCACTGGAGCAGCTTCCAAAGCCCCGGCTTCATGGTTAAAAATCACATGAAATTCACGTCTGTCGTGCTGATACTCAAAAGCCAGAATGAATTGTTCAGATAAAGCAGACCAGTCTTGAACCGTGCGTAAATCACGGCGTTTGATCCAGCCCATCGTGTTATCTGCCGGTTGCAGCACAATTGAACGACCTGCTTTTTTACGGCCCTCCTGGATAATTAGAGAACCATCAATAGCCCGACTCTGTTTCTGCTCGATGGGCTTCCATTCAAATTCATCAGACCATAAAAAACCGTCCTCAAGCGGGACGGTTTCTGATGTAGACACTCGTATTAATTTCATTAGCTACTCTTTTTTATCCTTTCCAGTTCAGTCAGGAAATCATTAAAACTGCCCTGATTAGCCTCATCCACAGGGACATTAATTGTGCGGCCATTAATAGAGATCTGGTTGATGACAGTACGTGAAGGCTCAGCAGTTGGAGTGCTGGTTTTAGGATAGCTCACGTCCGGGGCCAGATTGTTTACATTGACTCTGGAACCAGTACTGCCCGACTTGCCTGCATATTCCTCCAGCTTTTCCAGCTGCTCGGCAATGAACATGTAGTTGCCGGTCTGTTTCTGGTTGTCGTATGCAGAGACACCATAACGCGCAGCATATTCATGAGAAGCTGAACGGTAATAACCACCTGGACCCTGTTGAGCCGTCTCGAATAGCTCTTTAGCCTTTTGCCTGGCATTACCGCTATATCCCATTTCAGTCAGCTGCTGCTCAATCTCATCAACTGAATAACCGTTTTTAGCCATGACTCCAGTTTTAGAGGCTTTAAGCTTGCCCTGCATGGCAGTAAGAGCTTCTGACCAGGCTTCAGTAGAGGATTTGGCCTCCTCACGCATGGCTTGTCCTGCTGATCTAGCACCTCCTCTTATGCCGTCAAACCCATCTTTGACCCTATCCAGTGCATTCTCTAAAGGCTTAATGGCTGAAACGGTTGCTTTACCAGTAGCATCTACCTCTATTTTCATATCCAGCATACTTGCTTGCGATAAAATAGTGCTATCAGCTACCCCTTTATTTGCAGCAATTGCTTTCTCTGCATATTGTTTGAAAGCCTCTTGCTGCTGGGATAAAGTAGCTTGGCCACTATTTCGCATAGTATCAAAGGCTGCTTTATATTCTTCAGCAACTACTTTAAGTTGTGCAGGTGTTTTCATACCAAACAAACCAAAAGCTTCTTCAACAGAATTAATGCCTGCTCGAGCTAGATCAGCCTTTTCTTTGAGATCAACTAATTGCTGTTCAGCTTGTCGAAGTAAGCCATCAGCTACCTTGCTACTCAAAATAATGCGCAAATCATTAATTTTAACTTTTAAATCTTCTAGCTCTCTTTGATTAGTAGCAGTATTGATTGCTTTAGAAATACTTACATCCAAAGCCAGCCCTACATCTACTCCTTTACTTTTTAACTGGTCCAGATTCTGAATTAAAGTATTTACGTCGTTCTTAGCCGAGGTAAAAGCCTTGGTAGATTTACCACCAAGTTCTTCATAACTCAGACCTGTACGACGAATAGCTTCATCCAGAATAGCACCTTGAACCATGGCAGCGCTTTTAATCGCATTAGCATACTGAACATTAAGAGCACTAGCTTCAGCTTGAAGTTTCTGAATGTCGGCACGATATTTTTCTGTTGCAGCCTCCCAGTCCTTCATGGCAGCATTCTGGTTTGCTTTTTTCCATTCATCCAGTTCGGCCTGTCTAGCCTTAACCTTGGCATTAACCTCAGCAAGCTGTTTATCAATGTTGACTGGAATCGCGGCAAGCCTTCCTTGAAATGCTCCTAAATCTTCATCTTTTAATATACCGGTCAGTGATTTCCGAATCTCTTCGCCAGTAGCCTTACCTTGTGTCTGTAATGCTAAGAGCGCAGTAATTCCATTATTTATACTGGTAGTACTATCAAAATTAAAAGATTTAGCTACACCATCTAATGCCTCAGATACGGATTTACCTGAGACAATCTGCTTATCAAACTCTGCAACGGTTGCTTTTGACACTTCATTTAAGCCAAGAGAAGCGTTTTTGAGCATTTCTACTTTAGCAGCGTGTTTTTCCTTGGCCGCAGTACTTGCTTCCTGTTTCTTTCGTGATTCCTCCTCAGCTGCTGCCAGATCGCGTTCCTGCTCGGCCAGCGATTTTGTACCTGTTACTCTCGCTATAGCCCAATCGAAGAAATTTGACCCCTGTCGGAGTAGCCATTCATCAGTTGTCTTAAAACCGTCAACCATCAAATCACTAGCGATTACAACACCGGCTGCTGCAGCACCATATGCTCCAAACCTGGATAAAACAGAAACCAATCCTGCCTTAAGTCCATTTGTGGCAGTAGTAACACGACCAAATACTCCTGCAGCTGCTGTATTTGCGGTTGTACTTGCATTGGTTGCAGCAGCCAGTTCGGTTTTAGCTACTGCCGTAAGATGGGTAGCACGTGTATTGGCTGTATTTGCACCGGTATTTGCAGTCAGTGCTACGGTTTCTGTAGCGATAGCAACTTGTGCAGCCTTCGCTGCATTGGCTTTTTCCAGAAATACTGCTGCCATTCCAATAGCTTTATAAGCGATAAATGCCTGAGCTGCAGCAGTAAGGGTTGTAATAAGTGCATCAAGGTTTTGAGAAACAAATTTTAAGGCTTGGGCTACCTTAGCACTTGCTCCACTCGCTGCATCTGCTTCACCGATATAAATTGTCCAGGCTGTTTTCAGGTTCTCAATAGAAGCGCCAATCGTAGCTGGGAATTTATTAAACTCGGCAGTGATCACTTCACTCTGGCTTAAAATAGCTTTGGTCACTACGGCGGTGGTCAACTGTCCCTGATTAGCCATCTCACGTAATTGGCCAGTAGTCACACCCAATCCGTCGGCCATTGCCTGTGTCAGTCGGGGTGACTGTTCAACCATGGAGTTAAACTCATCACCTCGTAGTACACCTGAACCTAACGCCTGATTAAGCTGGGTAATTGCAGCTTCATTCGCTTCTGCACTACCACCACCCACCTGAATGGCGCGGTTAATAGTTTCAGTCAGTGCTAAAGCCTGCTCTTGCGGCCACTTCATCTCCTGACCAATTTTAGTCAGCCGTGCAAACAGATCACCGGTAGCCACAAGATTAGAATTGGTTTTTATGGCTACATTTGCAACATCATCCATTGCCTGTTTTAAGTTGGCATTATCACCAATCGCAATCTGAATACGGCCAGATAGCGTTTTATACTGATCAGATACCTGTGCAATTTCCATTGCACTTGTACCAATACCCACTGCAGCCAAAACACCGGTTAAAGCATTGAAGCTATTTCTTAGGCCTTCAACCTCACTTGCCGCCCGTTGCCCGAAAGTTTCTGTATCCTTAAGCTCATGGTTTGTCTTTTCCAGAGACTGATCCAGATGATCCACCACCGGTACTGCTTGCTGGGTCGCACTCTTAAACTCATTCATTGAGTTTTCAGTCAGGTCCAGAGCCTGCTCCAAGCGTTCAACTTTTTGTTTAGCCTGATTCAGTTCTTCAAGAGAAATATCATGGCTGGCACTTGATAGGGCCTGCCAAGCTAATTTAGCCTCGTTCAGTTCTCTTTCTAAAGCATTAATCGCGTTAGAGCCTAATTCACCAATACGCTGAACTTCACGCGTAGATACTGTTGCACCGCTTCCCATTGACTCGATAGCACGAGTTACAGTCTGCGCTTCACCTATTACACCTGATAGATCTACTGCACTGAACTGCTGTAACTGGTTAATGGTCGATTGGGTGGCATTGTCCACGCCACGCATGGCATTTACAGCAACGTCCTGATAGTAATTAAATGCACTGGATGTTTCTTTAATAGCATCTTCAATACTTAGAACACGATCTTTTGCAATCTCGATATCTTTTAAAGTGCCGTCAGTATTTTGTAGTCGGACTAATTCAGCCTGAGCAGCTTTTAGGGCTGAGTTAAGCTCATTAAGGCCTTGCTCACCAATGCTCGACATTGAGCGTAGTTCACCTGCACTGATAACTGACTTGTCACCAAGAGCTTCAATTTCTTTAGCAGCAGAAAAGAATTTTTCACTTAAACTTTGAGCCTTCTGGATAAGTTCAGATGGCACAACATCTGTGATTGCTTCTTCTGTTACCTCTGCCTGAGTAGCAACAGAACTCAATGCACCATTAGCTACACCCTGAAATCCATCAAATGCTGTTTTGACCTGCTTTACGCCTGTTTCAAGGTTCTTGACTTCTGCCTTGGCTCGCTCAATATCCTCAGGTGTAGCATTCGTTGCAGCTAAATAGTTCAAATGTAGCTTTGCTTGCTGCAAATCATTTTGTAGGCCGGTAAGCGCTTGCTGGCCATAATCGCCAAGTTGCTTAAGGTTATCTGCACTTATGTTTGCGTCACTACCCATTTCCCCTAAAGCTTGGGTGGCACTATGCAATCCTGTAACTAGCTGAGAAACTTTTTGTGTAGATTCAGAAGGAATGATCTCTTCAGGAATAGCTGTGTTTAAAATGATTCCGGCTTGTTTGGCTTCATTCGCTACGGCGCTCAAATCATTTTCAAGACCGTCTACTTTAGCTGCAGCCCGACTTGCCTGATTGCCTAACTCACCAGCAGCCTGAGAGACTTCACTCAACTTTCCTTTGGCTTGATCAGCTTTCTTCTGCAAATCATCAGGAACTATTTTTCCAACTTCCTGAGCAGCTTGTTCAGATGCAGCCTTCAGTTTTTCAGATTCTTGTTTTATTGCGGCGTAAAGGGCCTTGGTAACACTCTCTGAATCCTTAATATTTGATACATAGTTTTTAGTATCAGCTTCCATCACAAGTTTAAAGGTTAATTCTTTACCGGCCATGTTCTTACTCGCAATAAAAAACCCACCGAATGGTGGGTTAGATGAAGATATTAAAAGCTCTAAAAAATGAACCGACTTAATTAGAGATTAAATTTTATTCACACTTTATTTTCCATAAAGCATCCATTAACACTGAGGAAGTACCTGATGGTGTATCACTCTCAATTCTTACTAGTCCATCTTCAGGCATATATATGTATCGGCTGAATCCAACATATCCTCCCATTCGATTTTTAGAATTAACTTCTCCGCAATACCCTTTCTGATTCCTAAATTTTGCAGAATCAGGATCAAGCAAGCTATCTTTTACTTTAGAGGCTGCAAGCTCTATCTGAGCTTTTTGTTTGTCTTGCTGAGCCTTCTGACTTGCTTCATTTTCTTTAATTCTCTGTAACTCATGACGAGCTTTTAATTCTGCAGCATCTTTTTTAGCTTGAATAGCCGCAGCTTCTTCAAGTCTGATTTTCTGTTCATGAGCTACTTTTGCTTGTTCAAGTCTTTCTGCATCAGCCTTATTACTTTGATGCATAAAATAAAAAAGACCACCTACCACCAGAATAACTGCAATAAGTACATATTTTAGATTCACAGAGTAATGCTCCTAAATCCCCCAACTACAACAGATAAAAAAGTCTGTTTCATTTTCTTACCTTATTTTGAGATATTTTTGAGCATCTTAACCGACTGGTCTAAATTATCGCAATGTGAAAAAGCTTCTTTGCTCACGATGAGTCTTTTAAATCTTCTAAGAATTTTTTCAAGTCTTTCGCAGAAGCATGCTGAGCGGATCTCACTACACTGGTCAGTGCTGCAAGCTTATTCCGGTAATCCTTTTGGACTGATTTTAAATACTCACTGTAAGCACCATAAGTCATATTCATGATTTCGGTATGAGTATGGCCAGCACTGATCAGCAACTGGAATGAGTCAAACCAGGTTGAATCATTGTCTTTTGCTACCTGCTTTTTATTACGGCGTTTAGGCTGGTCTTCTTTAAAATAAGCACCGTTGACCTGCAGTACTGCTGATAAAACTTCTTTAAATTGCTGTTCCGAAGCATTGGCCAAATCAATCAGGCTAGCTGCTGGAAGCTTAGTGGCCAGACTGCATATACCCAGCACTTCAATTGAATGAGTCTTAAAAAGCTCGGTTAAAATTTCATCTGAATAATCTTTTTCCTTTAAGAAGCCTTTTACCTTTTCGGCATGTACCGCCCATTGGTCAAAATCTTTTATCTGGATCTGGTGAACTTCAACATCATTCACTGTCATAGAGCGATTAGCTGCTAGAAAAAAATCATTCATGATGGAATCTCATTACTTTTGATAGTTTGAACACTTATATTGAGTGCCGTGATAAATAAAGAACTTGGTGTCACCATCACAATTCATCTTTTTAAAGTTAAAAAAACTAAGTACAGATATGATCATCACAATGATCAGTAAAAAGAAAAATATCGCAGTAGTTTTATTCATGATTAAGCACCATAAAACACAGGCACAAAAAAAGACGCTAATGCGCCCCTGTGCCTGTATTTGGTTGATTAAGTTGCTGCAGGAATTGTCACGATGTGGCCATATAAACCCAATTTTGGATCTATGCCACGTTCTGTATCAGATAAAGCCTGACCCGAAATTTCATACTGACCCAGCTCTTCATGAATCAGAGGGAAAGTGGTTTCCGGTGATTTTTTGGTTCGCCATAAACGAACGGCCATGTGTTTACCAGTTGCCGTATTGATACCCTTAAAGAATAGTTCGTACTCTTCATCAAAATCATCTGCAAGTGAAGTATGAGTTACCGCACCTGTTTTGTAGCTGGCCAGAATCGGCATGGTCAGATCAGCCACATCATGAAAAATCACAGTACCAAATACTTCATCCACTTTATATTTTGATGGATCAACTGTCTTGGCAGCACCACTAGTCGAGTCCTTAAATGAAACTTCTTTCAGGTTATAACCTTCCAGCTGTATTTCTTCACCCGCAACCACTGTTCCAAGGGAATCATCAGTCACCGTATTTGTAGCGACTTCAGTGTTAGTACCTGAAACGATATATTCCAGATTCTCTTTATTTACTTCTTCCAGTGTTCCATTGAAACTTACCGCTGTGGTATTCACCATAGTGAAGTCAGTTGTACGTTTACCTGATGTTGATTCTTGATGCTCGATCACATCAGCATCGATCTCTAGCTCAAAATCGGGCACATTGCCAATATGACGCATCGCACCAGCAATGCCATTCGACAGCTTGGATAAGTAGAACTTACCCTGCAGAGAAATATATTCCTTAGCCATTACTTTTCATCCCCTGTGGTTTTCTTGGCTGAAGCAGCTGGCTTTGGTTCAGGGACTTCCTGAATCACGCCGTCTGCCAGTAATTTTTTGATTTGAGCATCATCCAGTCCACCGACGAACTCACCCTTTTTAAACCGGCCTACAGGTTGTAGTGCCGTATATTGTTTTGCTGCCATGACTGGCTCCTAGATAAATCGTTCTGATTCAAATACTGCTGTGAGATATGCAAAACCTGTACTGAAGGCTTCTTTCACATCAACCAGCATCAATTCTCCACGTGCCGAGGCTGGCTTCCAGCCTGAGAGCAACTGAATAACATCTTCAAGAAGATTACCCGCCTGATCTGTTACCGCTGAACCATCTATAGACTGTGAACGGGCATTCTTACAGGCCACGGTGACCGCCCACTGCTGGCTGATCATGTTCATTTTCCCCTTGCCCGCACTATCCTTAGGGCGAATCCGCACGAAGTTGACGTGAGCTGATGGGGTTACCTGAGACATTTCAGTCACCAGTACAGAGTTCAACGGCGTATAGATCTGCTTGAAATCCGGAATCTCCTTGAGCTTCTCGGCAATTTCTCCACGTACTGCAAAAAAGTCAGACACCTATATGCCTCCCGATAATATTAAGGATCTCTTCATCATCATCCTGATTGATGCCCAGAAAGGTACGAGAAGGGATATTGACCTGTTTCACTTTCCTGAACTGGCCACCCACCGCAAAGATTAAGTACTCCGCCGTTTTAGGCAGAATGGTTGCACCAAAATGAAAGACATGGGCATACATTTTGTTTGAACCCCACTCAACACCATCAGGGCGCAGGTTATAGTGCAATTCATTCATTAATTCACCCGTATCACGGCCTGTTTGACCATTTTGCATCCGGGCTCGCCATGACTGTTTCCATGGATTACCATCTACATCATGCTGACCGATAAACCGGTCTTGAGTGGAATAAACTCCATAGCCACCAATCTCGACAAACATATCCTCCTTTCTGCTGTCGAAATCGGCCATATGCTGCAGTACTGCCATTATGGCAGATTCATTGTCAGGACGAATTGTTATAGCAAAAGCCATACCTCCTCCTTATTTAAATGAAGGCATCTTGTCTAGCGTTTCATCACCAAACACGCCTCCTACATAACTGGTTCCGATGGGCATTGTGGTAGGCCGGCCCTTAGGCTGATCATCTACAATTTCATTGGTTGCGGTCTGGATCTGTAGATGTGCTTTTTCATCTTGTACCCGTTCAAGAAATTTAATCGCATCCTTATAACGGTTACGTACTTCTTCAGTGGGCTGCTGGTAATAAAGCCGGTAACGGGCAATATCACAGGCCATGCGGTTCAGATTGCTGGGCACATTGGGAAGAGGCAGAGGATAACGGCCACCGATATAGCCGTTAATCTCTTCTGCCGCATCCTGAAGCGCTTCATTGATAGAAGCTGCTGCATCTGCATGCATCAGCTTTAACTCTTCAATGTCATTAGCAAACCGCTTCACCATGTCTGCTTCTGTTGCGTACATAGATCACCTTACTTGGCTGCTTCCGCACCCTGTTCAGCTGGCTTGTCACTGGTCTTAGACTTAGATGCTGGCTTGGCCTTTTCAAGCTCAGCCACTTTTGCCTTAAGTTCAGCAATTTCCTGCTCAGCCTTGGCTTTATCAGCAGCAGCGGTCTGATTGGCTTCAGTTAAAGTAGTATTTGCTGCTGTCAGCTCTGTATTAGCCTTTTCAAGCTCAGCCAGACGTGCTGCGGTACTATCTGCTTTAGGCTCTTCCGGCTCCTGATATTCTTCAATAGCCCCAGATGCTAAAAGGGCCTGAATACGTTTTGCTTCAAGCCCTTTGATTTCATCACCTGGCATAAAATGCCCGATGGATTGTTTTGCTGTGTACTTCGGCATTTAAGCCTCCTTATAGAGTAATGAAGCCGGTCCCACCAACTACGCCGTTCTTATTCGATGGAATGACCAGTGGAGCAGATTCGGTCATCAGCATAATGCCGCTTGGATCTTCACAGTACCATTGACGGTCAAAGTACTGCTGAGCCACACCATTGGCCAGCATATTTTTAATCTTACAATGGGCCACCGAGCCATTAGTATCCGAGATCAGACTGAAATAGTCTTTCTCAATGAAACGGTTCACCTTACCCTTATGACGGTAGGTTGCATCGTAAACCCAGAATTCAATTCCATCAAAAGTGCCTTTCAATGTAGCAGTCTCACTTACGCCAAAGCTTGGTGTAACTGGTACAGAGATTCCAGCATAAGGCTTGATGAATTCATCCTTGAATTCTGAATTATTCCATAGAGCTGCCCAAACCGAACCCGACATGATAGCAAGCTTAGCTTCACCACCATCAGCGGCCAGTTGACGCTCTAGCATACGTTTAATGTCATCAACAGGCTTTGCTCCAGCTTCATTCCAAGGTATTGCAGGAGTGAAAAGCAGAGATGCATCACGACGGTAATCCACCAGGTTGTACTCATAATCATCTGAATGCAGCAGGTATTGACCATTTTTTAGAAGATTAATGGCCATCATCAGCACCGAGTTATCAATCGCATCATGGTTGCGTTTCATAACAGCGATTTGAGCAATTACCATTTTCTCCTGGTCAGAGAGCTGCTGGTTACCGGTAGAGATAATGCCAGCTGTACGCAGACGCTCCAGCAAAGCAAGCTCAAAGGTTTCTGCAGGTGTTACCTGATTTTTAGGTTTGTAGTAAGCCGGTTTCACATGGCGTACTTCACCGGATTGATCAGTATCAAAAGGTTTACCAGGTTGCTGTGGCGATACCAGTGGTGCCAAGTCGTGTTCAGCTGTTACTTCAGCTAGTGGTACGTAATCCCGAGCGAATATCGGGCGGTTTGGAAACAGGCGGTCCAGCAGCCATGTATCCATCGGACGGAAGTTGTTATGAATGAGAGCAAGCTCACCCACATCAAGAAGTTCAAGCGGAGTACCGTCAATATTAAAAGACTGTGGCATGTTTATTACACCTTAGAAAGTTCGATTTTGTTTTTGGTTGCTTTGGCGCGGGCAGCATCATATTTCGCCTTGTCCAGCAACGCCCCATTTAAAGACACGGCCTCAACGTTAAATACACCGCCGTAATACACCGGAATTTCAATCCCGTCAGCCGCTTTAATGGTTGCTTCGGCTGCGGTAACGTTCTGGCCACAGATCACATCCCAGGATGATTCATCTGCAGCATGAGTCAGTACATTGTCATCTGATAGCACCAGTAGATCGCCGTACTTATATGCAGTGGCCGTGGTGACCTTGGCATTGGCACGGCGCAGCTTTTCATTGTCTAGCACCAACCGTTGGGAGGTGATGGTTAGCTTTGGAATAGCAATGCTCATGAATTATTTCCCCTTATTTTGTTCAGCGAAGGCTTTTGCACCTGCTGTGAATTGATGCTCCTGATTACCGCCCGATCCGCCTTGTCCTTGCCCACCCTGGCCACCAGTAGCCTGATGATTAAACAGGTAGTTCAGTGCAGGATTTACAGCTGGTGTTTGTGGCTGTTGGCCAGCTGGTGGGGTTTGATTACCTGTCGAGAACTGTTTTAGTGTGCTGGCCATCAGCTCAAATGCATCGTCTGGCATGGCAGCGAACTTAGACTTCTCTTCGGTACTAAATTCTTTGCCTAGGTCTTTTGCCAAAGCATCGATTTCGGCATTACGTTTATCAGCAGCAAACTTTTTAATCTGTTCCTGCAAACCTGTAATGGTCTGCTCCTGCTCCTTGAGTTTTGTTTTTGCTTGTTCTAGGTCCACGTCTGTGTCCTCTGGTTGGTTAAAGTTTTTGGGTGAGTGACTAGCTGCCACGGCGTTGGTATTGTCATCTGCACCTAAAGCACAAAATGACACTTCACGGATACGACCACCCCGAAAGATGGCAACAGGTGCCTGGAATGTCCTGCCATTCACAATGACTGAACCTTCTTTAACCTCTTCCACTGTGGTGGGATAAATCCGTACTGACATTTGCCATGGAAAGTCATCATCAGAGTCCTGGGCGACTTGAGTTCCGAATTCATTTGAAAGTAGATTGCCCTCAATTTTGAGGCCTTCCGTATGGCTCACAGAATATGAGTTGATTGCTCCAGCTCTTTGACTGGTTCGATGCTCTAGCAAAGCGGGGATACGGCCTTTGATCTGAATCGAATCAAGGTCAAACACCACCTTGTCCCAATACCAGTGGTCAGTAATTGCTTCACCACTATAGGCAATACCCGAAAAGGTGCGCTTCTTTTTCCCTTCCTCTGGCTTGTCTACACTGACTTGGCCAAGCTGAAAGCAAAACTGATCTTGCTCCTGCTTAGCTTTTTCATTTGGATCTGGCATTTTTTCATGCTCCATAAAAAAAGCACCCCTATGGGTGCTATTTGTTACTCTCAATAGTTAGTTAACTATCCAATATCAACATAACATTCGAAAAGATCTTTATTTTCAACTCCAAAAGTTAGAGGTGATTTTTCTGAGTGAGGTTGATAATTTATGTCAACAAGATCAACTCGATGCCCTGTTCGGGATTTAAACTCATGACACTTCTGCTCTAAGATTTCATGTAATTCTCTTTTAAAAGCATTCTCTTCATGTTTAAGCATTAACTTATCCATAGGGTAGCTTCCTTGTAGTTTTACTTATTATATCACTGCAATACATAAACGCTCCAAAGCCACCTAAAAGCTGATTTAATTTTCTAAAATTTTCAAAGAGTAAACTATTTGTCTATTCACTATTCCCCTTGAAACCACCTGAAAAGATATGCCTAAGGGGAACAGTACGCCTTGCCCTGCATTTAGCTTTTCCAGATCAATACCTAACCCTTTAGCATTCTCTATCTGAATCACAATATTTGAGCCAGAACCTGCTAACAGTAACGGCGCATCCAGAGTAATGACCTTACCTACCTCCAATGATGCAGCGTAGGTTAGTGAAGCTGATCCGGCCACTGTAGTTGCACTATTTGATGCTACTGCCTGTAGCCTGCTTAAATCCTCCTTCAACCAGCGTTTAAGTACTTCCTCAGCCAGAGTGATAGGTGGTTGCTTTAGCTGCGCCGTAAGAGCTGAATCATTACCCTGTACATAGTCCAAAAAAGTACGAATCGCACTTGGCCGGATATCTGGATCAAGTGGAATCACTGTATTGGCCACCACATCAAATAAGTCCCGAGTTTTATCATCCATCGGAGCAAATAAGCTGGCCAGCTTTTTACTTGCCATCCATTCAGCCTTGATGACCTCTTTCTGCTCCAGCAAAAATGCTTTATCCAGGTCAGAATCAAGGATCTTCTGATCTACCAGACCAGATAGATCGCCATAGGTCATTGGACTGGTACTCCATCCCATTTCCTCAGCCACTTCCGGTAGCTGATCATCTGGGGTAATACCATATTTTTCTGCCTGCTTTTCAGTTAAGGCAATCACTGTACAGCGACACATAAAGGACCACGGCGGGTAATACATGAGCCAGAATGGATCATCGATATGACGAATAATCCGATTTAATGCCAGGTGACTTGGACGGACCCGGCTATCATCGATAGCTGAATACATCAGGTATGGTCGTTTGTCTCTATTGCGTTGCTGCTGTTGCCAGCGTCCATGACTATACGCCGTCTGAATATTGGTCCTAAAAACATTCTTGAGATAAGGCTCACTTAGCTTGATCTCATTTTCAGCGACCACTTTCTTAAAGTCCTCAAATGTCGAGCCATCTGCAATAGCTTTGTTTACGGCGGCTATCACAGTCTGGATCTGTTCTATGCTCGATAAAAAACTGACCGTGGTGGCCAGTTGTCGTGTCTTGAGATCCAGAGAGTAAAACTCATCAGGCAATACGATTTTACGAGACCGGGCAAACTGTAAGGCCTCTAAGAATGTGACTGGCTTCATTTCCCCTCACTTGCTGTCATATACCCCAGCACATCACCTGCATATAAAGCCCGTTCCAGATTCGCCGTGAACTGAGACTGACTGGCATCAGGCATGATCTGCATCAGATGAAAGGCCAGTTCTTCTGGTGTTTCACTCTTCTGCAGAAGCTCGTTTACTTGGGCATTGCTTAAGAGTTCAATATTGCGCTGTGCATCAGTCAGCTCTTCTACTTCCTGCTGTTCAGGTGATAGCTTTCTGGTAGTTGCTGCAAAGCTAAAGGCTTTATGGGGTAGTGCATTGAATTGCTGTATTGGAGTGATATCTGAAGCTACTCCAACTTTGAAATGCTCAGGCTTGATACCGTAGGTTTCAATGATGTACTTGTCATTAAACTGCACACCCAGATCCTTAAGCTTCAAGTCCCGCTCGACCACTTTGACATTAAGGTCCTGTTCACCACCTAGAATGATCGTATGCTTATCAAATCCATTGAGGATACAAAGAGCATCAATCAGTTCTTGGACTGTCGGTGAAATCATGCGTAAGTCAGAATTACGTTTATCCATCCGGACTTCATTGTGCACCACTCCAAGCGCCTTACTGCCACCTCCGTCATTCTCAGATGTCATTGTTTGACCAAGAACAACTTTCTGGACACGGCGGACCATGACCTTATCAAAAGCTTCAAATGCAGAAGCACCTGCACCAGAGAAGTTAGTTCCCACTGTAGTTACTTCATCTTCTGCAGGAATTGATAATATCGATTGTGCATGAGCATTCAGTAAAGCAGAGGTCATCGCATCAATATCTTGCTGCTTACGATTTTGACCTCCCACCTTACCGATTAATAACGGCGAACCAAATCGTTCCAGGAACTTCACCCAAAATTTAGTGGAGCTAGTTTTGAAGTACCAGATCCAATATAGCTTGGTGAGTAATGCTTCCCCATAAGGCTGTTTATAAGATGGTTTACGCCGTGTCAGAAAGAACTTGAGCGGATAAGTTTTAAATACATTTACTTCAGCACTGGACTGTGGCTTACGGAAGATCAGTTCACCATTATTTTTAGGCTCAAACCATTCCAGAGGCTTGACCATAATCTCGGCAAGAGTAAACCGGTTATTCTCATCAATCTTGTAGTTAGCTTCCAAGACTGAGTAACCGTAGGGACACGCTTCCCATGCACCCGATACAATTTCAAAATGCCATTTGGTGAAAAGCTCTTTTAAGAAACGAGTTTGTTCACCATGATCTTCTACGAACCGCCATGGCGCATTTAAAACTGCATCAAGCCGGGTTTCCATTGCCTGTGATATTTCATCATCCGTCATTAAGACCGAAAGACGTTGCCGAGAAAGTCCAGCTTGACGCAATACTTCATCAACATCAGCGGCACGGCCCATAGCAAAAGCAAGATTCTCTACCGCCACACTAGTCATTAAGCCTGCTGATTTTGGCTTTGTCTCTTTCTGTTTGTTTTTGGATTTTGCCATATTAAAAACCTTGTTTAGAATCTGCGTGTACCACCTCCACCTGGTATTAATCGGGCAGGCGGCCTTATGTCACTAAAGCAAATCATGACACTGTCAGCGCGGTTCGGAGATAGTGCACCATCGGGTTGTTTATTCACTAAAATCTTGCCAGCACCATTCTTGCTATAGGTAGGCTGTGACAGTTCTCGTTTAAGTTGTTCAAGCTCTTGCTTGTTTATGTCTTTGGTTGACAGTGAAATAAGACTATCGGGGTCATACTGCATTCCCTGCAAGGCTCGATAAGTATTCTGAAACCTAAGACGCAATGACCACCACATCTGGGCTTTAAGATTGGCAAAGAAGTCTACAA